GAGTAGGTCGTGGTATTACTGATAAGTCATATATTGATGTGAGTTGGGACATTCCCGATGTTGTCTATCAGGAATGTGCTGATGCTGTAGAGCATGCTATTGAAACCAATCGTAATAAGTTTGGTATTGCCAATGCTGTGCTTCGTGCCCTTCGCATGAGGGATCGTGTAATTGCTGAAGGAGAACAACGAATTATGGCCTACAACAAAGATCTAGATGAGGTCATGGTAGTTGAACCTGACGGCACTGTCAATCGTTATAAAAAGGTGGTGTGATGTCGTGGATTGCTATATGGCTACTAGCCAGTGCTCTTTCATTCGTAGTACTGAGTTTATTGGCATTCTTTGCGCCAGAAGGTTATCAAGATGAAAGGGGCTTTCACTATGGAAAACCAGAGGATACCGCCGATGAATCTTGAGGTAGAAGCCTTCGAAGGCGAATTGAAGAACCTACGCAAGCTAAGTGTTATCCTCAAGCACGAGGTAATGGCTGAAAAGCTCGGTGAGATCTACTTCATCTGTGGTGAAGGTGGAGAGAAGGATAAGAATAACCTTCCTGAGAGAATCCATATCTGTCCAGCATATGGATGTGATTGGTTTCAAGTTTACGAACGCACTGATAAAACTTTTGGGCCGGAGTGGTGATTTTTCTGTTTACTTTATTGTGAAAATGAGTTATATTGAAAATATAACGAATGGAGTTTGATATGAAAAATATTTTGGATAACGCTGAGGTCTCTGGTAACGCTTTGGTCTCTGGTAACGCTTTGGTCTCTGGTAACGCTAGGGTCTCTGGTGACGCTTTGGTCTCTGGTAACGCTAGGGTCTCTGGTAACGCTTGGGTCTCTGGTGACGCTTTGGTCTCTGGTAACGCTAGGGTCTCTGGTAACGCTTGGGTCTATGGTGACGCTTTGGTCTCTGGTAACGCTAGGGTCTCTGGTAACGCTTGGGTCTATGGTGACGCTGAGGTCTCTGGTGACGCTTTGGTCTCTGGTAACGCTTGGGTCTCTGGTAACGCTTGGGTCTCTGGTAACGCTTGGGTCTCTGGTAACGCTGACATTCAATCGAATGATGATTGGTTTTCTTTCATCTATAATGGTAACACTCTCACTGGATACCGTAGTCGTAATGAAGCCGGTTACGAGCTGAATGTTGATGGTAAAGATATTGCAATTGAAGACCTCAAAGACGGTTTTGATGTTGTCGTTCGCAATCTAATTAAGAAGTTTACACCCTTTTAAAACAAAGAGAAGGATGATCTGAAGTCTGTTATCAGTGATCTCGAAAAGCAGTTGGAAGAAGCTAAGAATCGTTTGAAGGATATTTGATATGTCTAGAAAAATTACTGTAGAACTAAACTGGGAAACCGTTGATAACATTGTTGTTGGTCAACTTCGCGAAACATGGGAAAACCTGAAGGACGATCTCGGTGCTGGCAATAATGTCTTTGCATGGGGTGATCCTGAGCAAGACGATGAACTCATTCAGAAGCATATTGATGCTCTTGAGCTCATTCTGAAGTGGTACGCAACCCCAGATCAACTGGAGGATATGGGCCTTGAACCCTGATCCTAGGTGTGAAGGTGAATGCCGGTTTAATGTCGGCATAGGTATGACTACGTGTACATACTATCCTCCTGTCTACGACAAACACGGTGTCAATCTCAATCCGGATCGGAATGTAACTTCTGGAATGGTATCGTGCCATGTTTGTGACAGACAGTGGAATTATGCCACGTGTCTCGGTGAAACCGAGTTTCAGGAAATTACAAATGGCTAAGTATCTTGTTGAAGCTATCAGCATGTTTCGTATGCGCTACGTAGTCGAGTGCGATAGCCCAGAGCATGCTAAAGATACCGTATCGATGAACGAAGCCGGCGAGTTTTCTCAGTTGCATATCGATGAGATGATTACTTCTACTCGCGAGATCGATGACGCAGAGTATCTTCGACTCTTCGATGAGGATAATGAATATCTTCAGGGATGGAACGACGAGCAGAAATTTAAATTTGTACACAAGGTGAATAATGAATCTGTTTATTCTCGATACATGTCCAATCAAAGCTGCTCAGCTGCAGTGTGATAAGCATGTGGTGAAGATGATCGTCGAGTCGGCTCAGATGCTCTCGACGGTTCATCGTATGCTTGACGGCGTAGAAACTCGTGTGCCATCAAAGTCTGGCAAGACCATGTCCAAGGCATGGACCCTGCCAGATAGCCGTGAGGATGTTTTGTACCGCGCTGTGCACATGCATCATCCTTGCACGGTCTGGACCGCTGAGAGCAACAACAACTACAACTGGCACTATGTCCACTTTGTAGCTCTGTGTGACGAGTATACGTACCGTTATGGCAAGGTCCATGGAACCGATAAGTTGCTTCGTGAGGTTCTCAAGAGTCCTCCGCTAAACATCCCGATCGGTTACAAGACTCCACAACCGCTGGCTATGAAGTCGAACCCAGAGTGTATGGACTATCGTGACATCGTAGGTTCATACCGCAAGTTTTATCGGACCAAGCAAGATCGCTTCAGGATGGTCTGGACAAAACGTCCGATTCCAGAGTGGTTTATAGCTGCTTAGTATAAATAAGAATAACACGGCCGGCCCAGTAGCAATACTCGGGCCGGTTTTCTTTTGTCTCATAAATAGACCAAAGGAGTTTTTTATGGCAGCCCAACAAGGATTTCAATACGAAATCAATGCATCAAATTTATTAAAAAAATATGGGATTGTTCCTAAAGACTTTAGGCCTGCTGGAGCAGGTCATGACCAACCAGATTTGATGATTATGAAAGGCAATCAAAAAGCTGGTTGTGAACTTAAGATATCTGCAGCTTCTGCTGGGTCTCTAGTAATTAAATACGATTCAAAAGATAAAATTAATCCGTGGAAATTTGGAGACATCAAATCTACTGAAGATGAAAAACTCTTTATTAAAGAATTAGCAGAAGAAGTCGGCATATTTGATATTATTAAAGAAAACTGGAAAGACAAACCGGCAAAACGCGACAAAGATGATGAATGGAAAGCTTTTTTTGGTAATATGTCAAATAGAGAAATGTATGAGCGTGATAAAGTTCTCTTTAAAGATATTAAAGGCTCTATTCCAGCATCAAAAATTGAAGAGTATTATATAAAGAAAAAAACATATTATGTAAATGTTGGAACCCACGGGTTCTATTTAATGGGATCTAAGAACCCCTTAAAGTTAAAAGGCATTCCACGGTTTGGAACCGCTGCAAATGCTACATACAGAGCGCGCGTCCAATATAAAGGTGGTGGCAATTATCAATTCACTTTTGAGATGCAGTTTAGTATTCCAACAAATTCTAAATCTCCATTTAATATCGCTCCGGTTGATGGGAAAACAGTCAATATTATCGAAAAAAAATTGAACCTGGCATGTTTTTTATAGTGTACATTTTTTCAAAAACGTTGTAGGGTAAACCATGATCAAGAAAAGGTTTAGAGAGTTTGTTGGTTCTGGTACGCTCACGATATTCGATATCGATGAGACGCTCTTCCATACAAAGGCAAAGGTTGCTGTTGTAAAGGATGGCAAGGTTGTTCGAATGTTGGACAACCAGGAGTTTAACACCTACAAGCGCAAAGAAGGCGAGACCTACGACTTCGGAGAGTTTGCGAGCGCAGAGGTATTTCGCAAGACCTCGACTCCAATCTCTCGTATGGTTGCAAAGGCGAAAGCGATCTTTGCCAACTCGAAGAAGAATCCTCACAGCCGGGTAATCATCTGCACTGCACGGGCTGACTTTGATAACAAGGATCTCTTCCTTCAGACGTTCCGTGATCATGGTCTTCCGATTGATCAGATTCACGTTGAGCGCGCTGGTAACTTGAAGATCGACTCTTCGGCAGAAGCTAAGAAGATCATCTTCCGCAAGTATATAAATACAAAGAACTACGTTAAGCTGAGATTGTTTGATGATGCTCCTAGCAATCTTCATGCATTTCTTTCGCTGCAAAAAGAATATCCAAACATTAAGTTTGAAGCATATTTTGTAAACCCTGATGGATCGATAAAGACGGTAAAATGACAGCATTTAAAAATTTCTTGACCGAAGAAGTAAGTGAAGAAAAGCTCAAGCATCTTGAGCATGCAGAAGATCATGTGATTAATGCTGGCGCCGAAGGGTTCTCACACGCTTATCATAATCTCAAGGATGTGCATGATAAACTAACTGGTAAAGAGAATGCCACGAAGGTAACCATGAAGTATGACGGTTCGCCTTCTGTTGTGTTTGGTCGTCATCCTGAAACTGGTAAGTTCTTTGTTGCATCCAAGTCTGCGTTCAACAAGAATCCAAAGATCAACTACACGCATGAGGACATTGAACGCAATCATGGTCATGCTCCTGGTCTTGTAGAGAAACTGAAAGCTGCCTTGGATCATCTGCCGAAGGTAACTCCCCGTAAGGGTGTGTTCCAAGGTGATATCATGCACACACAAAATGATGTGCACGAATCGGGCAATAAGATTCACTTTACACCAAATACCATTACGTACTCTGCTGATAAGAACTCGCATCATGGCAAAGCAGCACTTCGTTCAAAGATCGGTGTTGCTGTTCATACCAAGTATAACGGTAAGAACCTCGAAGACATGAAGGCCGAGTATGCACCAAACCTTGATGAGTTTGGACTGCACAAGGATGTGCATCTTATCTCTACAGAACATGACATGTCTGGCATTGATTATAAGCCACAACACCAGGCTAAGTTTGTCAAGCACATGGCAGCTGCTGCTAAGTTGCATGCAAAGACCGGTCCTGAAACTCATGCGGCCATCGAGAGCCACCGTATTCCTCTCAAGACATATATCAACCATACGGTTCGTACCGGTACTAAGCCGAATGTAAATGAGTTTATGGCGCATCTTGCTAAGTCGCATCAGAAGAAGATCGACTCTGTAAAGACTGCTGCCTCGAAGGCATCAAAGACTGCGGCAATGGAGCAAGATATTGCTCATGTCCAACGCAATCGTGGTCACTTCGAACGCATTTTGCAGATGCACAACCATCTTCAGAAGGCAAAGGATGTGTTATCTAATACACTCTCGAGTCGTGCTGAGTTTGATCATAGTATCAGTGGAAAGAAATCTAAGCCTGAAGGATTTGTGGTGGTAAGACATAATCGTCCTACTAAGATTGTTGATCGTGCTGAGTTCTCGGCTGCTAACTTCAACAAGGACAAATCGCTGTGAAGGCAATCCATATCACTCAAGGAAGATTCAATCCTGTGCATGCTGGCCACGAAATGGTCGTAAAGCATGTGATGGATGCCGCTAAGAAGGAAGGTGCAGATCATAAGATCTTGACAACCGGTTCTCATGATGCCAAGAAGAATCCTCTGACTCCAGAACAGAAGGTCAAACATCTGTCTCGTGCCGTGAAGGGCGCGAAGGTAGAGGCTATGGGTAAAGATCATCCTACGTTGCTTCATCAGATGTCTAAGCTGCATAAGGCTGGTTACACACACGTAACTATGCATGTCGGCTCAGATCGTGTCCATGAGTTTCATAACTTGCTCCACAAGTATAATGGAACTGAAGGGAGGCATGGACACTATAACTTCAAGAGCATCAAGGTCAAGTCTGTCGGCGGCGAGCGTTCAGACACAGGTGAAGGAATTGCTGCTGCTTCTGGTACGGCAATGCGCAAGCACGCTTCAGCCGGAGACAAGGAGTCGTTTCATAAGATGGCTCCGGCCGGGATGAGTAAAGCGCACAAGGATGAACTCTATCATGACGTTCGTAAGGGCATGCCCATGCCCTTACGAGTCCTTTATTGCGAGATTCAAGAACTGGATTAACTAATGGCACAATGGCGCACTGACAGCTACGAATTTAAACAGCCTCATAACGTTCATCTCTATGAACTGAATATGACTGCTGATATCTATGGTAATCCTATTGACGGATCGAATCCGACTGGCATGGCAGTCGATGCTTTCGGTAGAGCCAGATCAGCACAACCACTGACTTTGTTTGATTCATCGCACAGGTACAGAGATAATGGTAGAATCAATCAATCAAACTCTGCAACCGGGGCCGTATCAACACACAATGCAAACGCCGGATTGATTGAATGCACACTTGACACGGCATCTGGTTCATTCCTTTATAGAGAATCAGCCCGTGTGTTTGCATATCAGCCAGGCAAATCTCTGCAGATTCTCCAAACATATGTAATGTCTCCGCACAAAACAAACCTGCGTCAGAGATATGGTTATTTCAGCACTACCAACGGAATCTTTTTAGAACAAACTGATGCTGGTATTTGTTGGGTAGAAAGATCTACATCGCCTGGTACCGGTGTATCTGAAACCCGTGTATATCAACAAAATTGGTTATACGATAAACTAGATGGTAATGGTCCGTCAAAACTTACTCTGGATCTAACAAAAGCTCAAATTCAGTTTATCGATATTGAATGGTTAGGACTTGGTACGGTTCGCTGCGGTTTCGTTATTAATGGCAAGTTTGTTCACTGTCATTCATTCCATCACGCCAATATTATTGATTCGACATATATGGCAACAGCATGTTTGCCAGTCCGTGCTGAGATTGAAAATCTTGGTACTACAGCAAGCAGTTCAACACTCAAGATTGTTTGTGCTACTGTGATCTCAGAAGGCGGATATGAAATAAAGGGTAGATCGCGATCAATTGGTATTCCTATCACAACACCAAAAGATATACCAACAGCAGGTACATTTGTTCCAATCATCTCAATTCGATTAAAAGACGCGTATTCAGATGCTATCGTAATTCCAACAGACATTGAATTCTTTGGTGTTTCAAACAATACACGCTATCGATACAAACTTGTTGTTGGCGGTACACTTACCGGGGCCAGTTGGGTTGATGTAAATACCGCCGAATCATCAGTTGAGTATGATATCACAGCCACTGCCATTACCGGCGGTAGAGATGCACAGGTTGGTTATATTAATATTTCTGCTGGGGCCGGCGGTACTGCAATTAATCTTGCAGGCTCTTCTTTATTCCAATATCAGCTAGAGCGCAACTCTTTTGCTGCTAATAATAAAGGTGTTGTATTTTCTCTTGTTGCAACTGGTGCAGCGAACGGTGATGATGCTCTTGGTGCTATTACTTTCCAAGAAATCACATAACGCATAAATAACAATGCGGTTAGGCTACGGCAATCCCGTTTGTTTACAGATAAGCCCAAGGGAAACTCTGATGGAAGATAAGAAGAAACCGGTACCAGAAAAGAATACTAAGAAGCCTACGGGCAAGTCTGCAACTGGTAAACCACTAGATGGCGTCGACGTTAATCCTCAGCTAGACGACAAGCGCCGTACAAACGAGGACTTTGCCGTCCTAGCCGCATCCCTTCAGGAGCGTAAAGCCTTGACGCTTGCACAGCGTCAGCAAAGAGGTCGCCAGCTGAAGCGCATTCAACCAAAGATTCAGAGAGCAAAAGAGATCTCGCAAGCTCGTCTTGCCGGTCCTCAGAAGCTACAAAGACGTGCAGAAGCCAAGGCACGTGCACTCTTGAAATCTAGATTCTCGGCCCGCAAGGATGTTCCTTACGCCGAACTGACAACATCTGAAAAGATTCAGGTAGACACTGCTGTTGCCAAAAAGACCAAACTCATCAAGAGACTCGCAGCAAGACTTCTACCAAAACTAAGAAAAGCAGAGTTCGAAAGACTCAAGTCTTATCACAGTGGAGAGCCAATGAAGAGCCTCCATACCACGATTGCTGCTGAAGAATTTTCTGGTCTGTTCTCTGATCTAAATGACAAGTCAACACTCGAGCTTGTCGATATCATTGAAAATGCGATTACTCGATTTGAAAAAGAAAGTAATCCGCTAGGTATCACTCTACGTAGAATGCTGAATGCCACAATTGGCACCGATCAGATCACAGAAACACTTATCAAAAAAGCTGAAAAAACTGGCATCCCGTTCTCGACTCTCAAGGAGGTGTACGAGCGCGGCGCTTCGTTGTATCAAGAAGACGCACGTCAAACACGAGATCAGTTTGCATTCAATCGAGTCAATAGCTATATCGCTAAAGGTAGAGCATGGACTCTTGATGCAGATCTTCGTGAAGAGAGAATTGTCAACGAAGAACTTGACAACGCGTTCAAGCAACTTCTTGAACAAACTAAAAGCAAAGAGATTGTAGATCGTAAACCTGCGGAATCGAATGTAAAAAAGCGCCATCAAGAACTTCAAAAGAAAATTATTGATGAAGGCGAGATGAAGCCATATGTAAAGCCGCACTATGGATCAAGTGATCCAAAGAAGCAGACGGCATGGGTTGCTTCGAATAAGTGGGGCAAGAAGAAGTATTTTGGAATGGACTTCAAAAAGTCTGCTGAGAAGCATGCTAAGATAAACGAAGACTCTCCATCTGAAAGAGAGATTGGAACTGATTCTCTTGTCAAGAAGTACAAGAAAGAAACACCTGGCCAAGAGAAAGCCGATCTCAATGAAACATTCAACATGGCTTGGACTGCTGGTATCGGCGTGACTCTCTCGGCCGAAGCATGCGGAATCAAGATGAAGCCTGCTTTCGAACTTCATCCAGATGTTGTTGATGCAATGGAAGAAGTTCGCACTGCTGACGTTAAAGGTGTAATCGTTCGTACCGCCGATGGTAAGACCGTTGTGCGCAAGCAAAAAAGAAACAAAAAGATCATCGGATCCGGAAATGTAAATGATGGGAAGCCAGATGATACGCTTTAAGCAATTTGTTTCAGAAGCTCGAGGTGAAGATTCTAAGGGGCATTTCATTGCAACCGAAAAGGGTGCTGGAATGACTGAGAAGGGCGTCAAGGCCTTCCGTGCAAAGAATCCTGGTTCAAAGTTGCAAACCGCTGTGACAGGTAAAGTAAAACCTGGTTCAAAGGATGCCAAGAGACGCAAGTCTTTCTGTGCTCGTATGAGCGGTATGCCAGGACCAATGAAGGATGAAAAGGGACGTCCTACGCGGAAAGCAATGTCTCTACGTAGATGGAGATGTAGATGAAATATAGATCATTAGAGTCTAAGATTCGCGATATCTTTGAATCAAAGCATATTGCTATGGGTGCTATCGAGTCTGATCAGAACGATCAGATCGCTGTCGGGTCTTATACTACAAAAGCGTTTGAAGTATCTCCAGAAGCTCAAAAGCTTTATGCTGATCTTCCAAAGGATACAAATGCTTCTGATGCTCAAACCGCAGCTGAGAATCTAGACAAACTATTTGATATTGTCAAGGATGTGCACCACACCGGCAAAGCCACAGCGGCTCATATTGCCCGTGCTACCATGCACGGCGAGATCGTAATGAGACATGCTGCTGGAATGAAGCTTGAGAAAGAACACGAAGCTATTGTAAAAGCTGCTATGAATGCATTACATGCTGCGTCAGGCGAGCATGAAAAAGAACTTAATCCGGATCATGATTACCATCCGGCTGATGACAAAAGATTTCATAATCCACCAAAGGGATACACACCAGATCCTATTCCTGGTCCTCAGGGTGATAAAGATATAGATAACTTGAAAAGATACCTTATTAAAAGGTCTCGTGCGGCAGAACGCAAAATTAAAATCATAGATGCAGACTAAAGGATACCC